CTGGGGCAGCAAAAGCAGGACAAGAACCTATAAAAGTTGCTGGTTTATTAAGTACAATTAGAAATCAAATTTCAAGTAAAAATAGTTATGTTGATTTATCGCAATATAAAATGGAAAATTCTTCTGAAATGACAAATACTGAAGTATTACCAGATGTTGATAATAAAATATCAGAATCGGAAAAAAAATTAAGAAATTATATTAGAAAAAGATTAGAAGAAATTTCTGGGTTAAGAAAAGTTAGTATAAATGAATCTAAAAAATCATCAAAATTGAAAAAATTAGATAAACTAATTGAAAGTCAATATAATTTCTACAAAAAAAAAATAACTGTCGATAATAAAATATCGGAATCGGAAAAATTTTTAAGAAATTATATTAGGAAAAGATTGGAAGAAATTTCTGGTTTAAGAAAAGTTAATATTAACGAATCAAAAAAATCATCAAAATTAAAAAAATTAGATAAACTAATTGAAAGTCAATATAATTTATATTTAGATTTAAAAAAAAAGAATATAGAGGAAAATTATAATATTGATGAAATTTTTGGTAAATCAAAAAAAGAAATTTTTTATAAATTAGACCCAAACGATGAAAATGCTATTTTAGATTTCTTTAAAAAAGTTTTTTCAGAAGAATTTAATACACCATATAGTGGTGCATTTAAAAATGCTTTAAATTTGACACCAAGGGAAAAAAGATATAATATTTTAAAACAATATTTTGATAATAATCAAAAAGGAACTATTGCAAGAAATAATCAAACAGGTGAATTAGTTTATACTTTAAAATCACCACTTATTAAAGGAAATAGTTTAAGCGGTAAAGGATTTAATGCTGGTTATTAAAAAAATAGAAATTCTTGTTTATTTAAACCCGAAATTTTTCGGGTTTTTTTTTGTAACAATAATTTCAATTTTTCGTATATGAAAATAAAAATTATGTTTAAATTACATAGAACATATATCAATGGTTCGAAAAAAAATGAAATGAAGGAATTCAAAAGAATTTTTGGTGAAAACAATGAAGATATTGATTGGGTTGAATATTTAAAATTATTCAGAATATTTATGGAAGATAATACTCTTGTATGTGAATCAAGAGCAATATTTACAAAAATAATAACCCATTTTATTTTTTATTTTTTTCTACTATTTAATTATTTTTTTAATTTTTATTTAAATTTGTTTATTTTTGTAATATATTTAATTTCTTGGTATTTAAAAAGAAAAACAGAAATAAAATTATCAAGAATATTAATAGCAAATGATTTGGCATTATCAACCATAATATATCATGTAAATAAAATATATAATTTTTAATGAAAATGGAAATTTGTGATAAAAATTTTTTGGTGATATTATTATATGACATTAAAGAAAAAAATTGTAAATATAAGAACATACTATTTTAATAAAATTGTTAAAATAAAGGAAGAAGAAAAAAAATTACAAGATTCTGGTGGTTGGAAAAGAAATGTAAATCCTCAAAAGGGTTATATTAATTGGTGGGAAAATATTTGTAAGTTTTATTCTCGTAGTAGAATGAAACAAATTTGGAAAAATGAAATTAAAAATGAATTACTTGATTGCGAGTTATAATTTTATAATTGCATAAAAACAATAAACAGTTAAATAATAAATAATATATTATATGTTGAAAAATAATAGTATCGTTTATATACCATTTGAATTTAAAATTGCTGAAACTATGGTAAATAGTGAAACAGTATGGTATGCTAATAAATGGAAAAATTTATTTTTAAAAATAAAGCATTTTTTCTTTAAACCTAAATGTTATAATAATTCAAATATTTATAAAAAAAGAATTAATTTTTCCTATTATAAACCAATAAATTCATTAAACAATTAAAAAGATATGAAAAAAATATATAAAAAAATAAAAGAAACTTCAGAATTTTCAAAAGGATTAATAACATATTCATATAAAGATGATAAGGGAATAATATATCCACTTAATTATATTACTGTTGATTTTAGAAATAATAAAGAAAATATAAAAAAAATGAATGAAATAAAAAAACAACATGGTGATTTTTTTTTTATTTTTCAACAATAGTGATGAAGGAATAAATTTCTGGAAAAATAATCCTATTACAATAATAATACCAAATGAAAAACGATGAAAATAAATTAAAGTTAATATATGTTCTTAAAATAGGGTATAATACAAAGGGTGAGGGATTATATGAATTTATTTTTTCCAATAATCCAACAAATATTGATGTTGAAGGTTGGTGTTGGGATTTAAGTCCTGCTGTTGATAATGCAACACCACCAACAGAAGAATATATTGATGCTGTTTTTAATTTAAAAACAAAATCATTTGATTTGATTTGTTTACATGAAGCGGTAGATAGACCATATATGCATGGTTATCATACAATACATGCATTAGCATACGAAAATGAAAACCCACCAGATAATTTAGATGGATTTTCTGATTATGATAAAATGTTTTCAGATGAAGATGATATTCCATTATTAGTCTTTCATTATGGAATGTCTTTATATAAAATAAAAGAATTATTAAATTCGAGAAAAATAATTTTAAAAAACAATGAATTTGTTGAAGTATCTTCAATTGATATATAAAACAAACAATTGAAATACGTTTCAATCTTTTTTATTCATAAAAGTATTTATAATAAACTGATTTTATGAATAATAAAGAAGACAATATAAATTATCCAGAACATGAACCACAAATACCATTTAATTATCAACTTGAACAGAGTAAGTTAGATGCAAGAAGATTGGCATCTGAATTAAGAAAAAAATCAAGCAAATATATTCCTGTTATAACTACAAAAGAAGGAAAAGTAAAAACGGTAAACGATTTAACTTTTTCAGAACAAGAAGATGAAATTATTCGTTGTGCTTTAAATCCAATTTATTTTATAGAAAAATATTTAACAATATTTGACCAAACAAAAAATGATGGTAATGGTGAAATAATACCATTTAAATTATTTGACTTTCAAAAAGATTTAATTGAAATATATTTACAAAATAAATTTGTTATTGCAAATAAATATCGTCAGGCTGGTGTATCAACAACAACTTGTGCATACATTGCATGGTATATTATGTTTAATGAAAATAGACAAGTTGCTATTGTTGCTGATAAATTAGAAACAGCAAAGGATGAATTAATGTCAGATGTTGTTAATTTTATTGAGGATTGTCCTGATTGGTTGAAACCTAAAACTGGAAGACAAACAGAAAAAAATCTAAAAGACACACAAAAATTAAAATTATATGATAATGGTTCTCGATTAGGTGCTTTTAGTTCAAAAGGACTTCGTGGAATGACACCAACTTTAATTTTTTGGGATGAAACGGCATGGACAGAAAAGGGTGATATTTTTTGGACATCGGCTAGACCAACACTTCAAACAGGTGGTGCTGCTATTATGGTTAGTACACCATTTGGATTGGATGCTGTATTTTATAAAACTTTTATGGGTGCTAGAAGAAACGAAAATAATTTTAAAGCAGTTGAATTGTGGTGGTTTAATGACCCAAGATATAATAAAGATTTAATGTGGATAAAAAATAAAGGAAAAGAAAATGAAAAACAATTAATTGATGAAAATTGGGATAATAAGAAAAGAATTATGATGATGGATGATGGTTGGGAAGCAACTTCTCCTTGGTTTGAAGAACAAATTCGTGATGCTAATGGTGATATGAAAAAAATAGCACAAGAATTAATGTGTTCATTTCTTGGGTCAGGTGATAATTTCATTGCAGAAGAATATTTAAAAAGAATTGAAGAAAATGAAATTAAACCACCAATTAGACAGGAATATACTGATTTAAATATGTGGATTTGGGAAGACCCAATAATTGGTGAAGATTATCTTATTGGTATTGATACATCATCTGGTCATGGTGATGATTATTCAACAATAAACATATTAAAAAAACAAGAAATTATTGAAGAAAAGATTATTACAAAAAACAATAAACCACAAAAAATAAAAATTAAAAAAAATAAACTTGTTCAAGTTGCTGAATATTATGGAAAAGTAAAACCACAAACATTAGCAGAAATTGCTTATCAGTATGCAAAAAGATATAATGATGGATATTGTGTTATTGATATTACTGGTGGTCTTGGTGTACAAGTTGTTGAAAAATTACTTGAATTTGGATATGAAAATATTCATTATTCAGAAATAACACATAAACCATCACGTGATAGATTACAAGGATATATTAAATCAGCACAAAAAACATTATTTGATGGTAGAATTGTAAATATAGATTTAATACCAGGTTTTTTTATTGGAAATAATAGAGGTTCTGTTTTACTTGAATTACAAAGAGCAATTCATCTTGGCGATATAAAAATACAATCAATTAGATTATTAAGTGAATTAAAAACATTTATCACCGTTGCGGGTAATCGAGTTGCTGACCATAAAAGGACTTTTCATGATGATAGTATAATGGGATTAGCCATTGGATTATATGTATTAAATTTTGAAATGATTTTATTTAAACAAAATAATTATAATCCAGAAAAAATGATTAATGCAATACTAACCAGTAATGATGTAAATGAAGAATTAATGAAAAATAAATATAAAAATAGAATATCTCCCAATAATCCGTCTTCACTAAATCCTTATTTGGTACATTCTTGGTTATTTACCGATTTAAAAAAATAATACTATTTATTAATGTTATTTAATGTTTTTTCATTATTTAAAAGTATTTATAAAAAATTATAATTAATTATAAAATATTTATGGATTCAAAAAAAGAAAGGGGTACTATATATCAACAATTAAACAAGTTGTTTAATTTTGATGGTTTTGGTTTTGATAATACTGAAATATCTAACTCTGATAAAAATCCCAAAATAATAATTAAAGGGGCTTCACCTACAGATGTTCATAGAAAAGGACTTGAAATTGCACAAAAAAAAGAACTACAAAATAAATTTTTTAGAACAACTGAAAGGGGATTTCAAAAAGCATTACAATATGAAGCAGCAAGACTTCCAGCATATTTAGATTATGAAGGTATGGAATATTATCCAATAATTTCAAGTGCATTGGATTTATTCATGGAAGAAGCAACAACAATTGGTATAAACGGAAAAATGTTAAACATATATTCAAATAAAGAAAGAATAAAGTTAATATTAGATGAATTTTTTTATGATATTGTAAATGTTAATGTAAACTTGCCATTTTGGGTTAGAAATTTAGTTAAATATGGTGATAATTTTGTTTTACTATATGGTGAACGTAAACATGGTATTTCACATATAAAACAATTAGTTAATTATGACATTGAACGATTTGATAGAATACAAAACAATAAACCAATTGTTAAATTTAAAGAAAGAACAACTGGTGATGAATTTAATATTTTTGAAATTGCACACTTTAGATTATTAGGTGACGATAAGTATTTGCCTTATGGTTCTTCTGTTCTTAATAAAGTACGTAGGGTTTTCAGACAATTAGTTATGGCTGAAGATGCAATGTTAACTTATCGTATAATTAGAGCAGGTGAAAAAAAGGTGTTTAAAATTGATGTTGTAATATGGATGATAATGATGTTGAGGATTATATGTATAAAGTTGCCACTAAATTTAAAAAAATGACACGTGTAAATCCAAATGATGGACAAATTGATTATAGTTTTAATATACTTGGAAATGATGAAGACTATTTTTTACCTGTAAGAAATTCTAATGTTCAAACAGGTATTGAAACCCTACCAGGAGCATCTAATCTTGACCAAATTCAAGATATTGAATATTTAAGAGATAATTTATTTGTGGGATTGGGGATTCCAAAACCATTTTTATCATTTCAAGATGCTGCGGGTGCTGGTAAAAATATGGCACAATATGATATTAGATTTGCAAAAAAAATAAATAGAATTCAACAGGCAATAATTCAAGAATTAAATAAAATGGCAATTATCCATTTATATTTAATGGGTTATAGTGGTGATGATTTAAATTCTTTCACTCTAACATTAACAAATCCAAGTACACAACAAGAATTATTAAAATCAGAATTATTACGTGATAAAGCACAAACATATAGCGAATTAACAAGAGGTGAAAATGGTATTGCTGCAATGTCGCATACAAACGCAAAAAGAAAAATATGGAATATGAGTGATAGTGAAATTGTTGAAGACCTTAAACAACAAAAATTAGAAAGAGTTATTATGCAAGAATTACAAGACGCATCTGTTTTAATTAAAAAAACTGGTCTTTTTGCAGATATTGATAAAAAATTTGGTGAACCTATGGATAATTTACCACCAACATCTAGTAACACTGAAAATATGTCAATGGGTGGAAATGATATGAGTGGAATGGACATGGGTGGTGGTAATATGGGTGGAATGGACATGGGTGGTGGTAATATGGGTGGAATGGACATGGGTGGTGGTAATATGGGTG